GGTGAAAAGGTTGATATTAATCAAACATTAGAAAATCCTGTAGGACATAATCATGATAAGTTGATTTGTGATATAACAGTAGGAACTGACATAGGATTCCGTTTTAACAAAGTTACTAATGCATATGAACTAGTAACAGATCTTCAAACATGGAATAGATCTATACCACCTAAAGTATTTCTTGACAAAGTGACACAACAATATGCTGTAAACACTATTGTGAATACAGTGGAGGATGATGGGTTTACTATCTTAGAAAATAAAAAGACTTTAGATGGTTCTATAGAATTGACATGTACAAAATGGGACTAAATAAAAAAAGATAGTAATGAATACGTTTTGGATGTTGATTATGAAAACCCTTGGATATATGAAGGTCGCCCTTTTACCTCTGATGATATTGGGGACTACTATGGGTTCGTCTATCGCATCACAAATACCACCAGCAGCAAGTCCTACATTGGAAGAAAGTACTTCGTGCAGAAGAGAAAACCAAAGGGAGGAAAGAGAAGAGTCACAAGTGAATCAGACTGGAAAAGATACTACGGAAGTTCTGACGAACTTAAACAAGACATTAGAGAGACTGGTACAACTGCTTTCAGAAGAGAAATAATTTCACTTCATAAAACTCTTGGAAAGGTAAATTTTGAAGAGACAAGACAATTATTTCTTCATGGAGTTTTAACTGAAGCATTAGCAGATGGTACACCTGCATACTACAATAGTAATATACTAGGAAGATATATGAAAAAAGATTATTGGGAAGGGGGTTGACACCTTCTTTTTTTATGCTATAGTATATCTGTTGGACGCAACATAGGGAGTGACTGAATAAACTTACTGGCATATTGCTGGTTAAGGTGATGAGACAGAGGTGGTGCTCGCTGTCAGCAATGGCAGAACTATCTTACCAGATAGGTCTTAGGCAAAGATGTATTTACTCTGTAGTAATGCCCATCTTTTGTTGGTATACAGGAACCCAACCTCCCCCTTTATTATTTGAGACAAGATAATGTTGACTGTGAGATGCAAGGGATGTGGAGTTGAATTAACATCCTCTCCTAAATTGCAAGCTTGTAAATGTGTAAATAAGATGACACTTATAGATGAAACAGTAACTGCTGTTGATTTATCTAAAGTTGTCATTGTTTCTGGCGTAAATAAGAAGAAACCAGATGGTCTTACTTCTAAAGATCTTGAATGGCAAGAACAAAGAAGTAAAAGAAAAATTAAAAAACTTAACTTTGAAGTGCGATGACTGAATCAAAGAGTAAGGAAAAAGAAGAAAAAGACACAAAGGATTCCTTAAGTGAGGAAGATGAAATAATTCGCATTCATTGTGCGGAAAATGATGATGGATGTTAATATATAATCAAAACCTAATCATATGAACAACAGACTTGAAAGCATGAAGATTTTTTTAGATACAGCAGATACAGATTTAATCAGGAAGTACCATGGTACAGGATTAATTGATGGTGTCACAACAAATCCAACTTTAATTCGTAGAAGTGGAAGAGATCCTGAGGAAGTATATCAAGAGATACAGGATATAGGTCTACATGACATCAGTATGGAGGTTGTTGGTGATTCTAATCAGATGATTGAAGAAGGAATAAGACTTGCTACTAAGTTTCCTAATTCATGTACAGTTAAAGTTCCATGTACACCTGATGGTTTGGTTGCATGTGCAGAGTTATCAATGAAGAATTTAATTAGAGTCAATGTAACTCTTATCTTTGATGTAGCACAGGCAATACTTTCAGCAAAAGCAGGTGCAGCATATGTTTCTCCTTTTGTTGGTAGGTTAGATGACAACTCTATTGCAGGTTTAGATCTGATTAAAAATATTGATGAAGTATTCAGAGTCCAATGTGTCCATAGAACAAAAATACTATCTGCATCTATAAGATATGTGAATAGTGTTTCTCAGTCATTTGCAAATGGTGCTCACATAGTCACTATGCCTCCATCTGTATTTGATAAGATGTATAATCATATTCTTACAGATAAAGGTTTAGAGATATTTGATGCAGACCACAAAGAAACTCAAAAGATGATAGGTGGTTGACAGTTAAAGAAGTGTAACAGACCTCCTATACAGGAGGTTTTTTTGTGGTATATTAATAATAGGGAAACAAAACAGGCAAGGATCTATGGTTGTCTTTGTTCAGCAGAGAAATTACGTCCTGTAAGTCCAAGTTTTTGTTTCTCGCACCCAATTGAGATTTATTATGATTGAAGTTCTATGCCAGAATGAACCATACAGGTATGTGAAAATGCCTGATCTCTTAGAGAATGGTCATCCTGATTATCGTATTCAGAAGTGGAACAATCATAATGGTTATAAAGATATGTACCTCTGTGATAACTTTATGCAGTTTAAAACTGCTATAGATGATTTTGAATATACAAAGTGGTTAGATCCTGCATGTGTTCCTTGTTACATCAAAGATGAGTAATATTAATTCAGATAAATTAAATTTTATTTTAGAAGCAACTAAGTCACATAAGCATAATGGTAAAGATTTTTTTGATCATTTGCTGCAAACTTCTGGTATAGTAGAAAAGTTATGTCAACAAATAGGAATAGAGGATAGTGGATATTTGATTGATGCAGCATTGTTCCATTCAATATATGGAACTGACTATTATGAGTTTAATGAACAAATAACTAGAGAGAAAGTTATATCTTTGATAGGAGAGAATGCAGAAAAGTTAGTTCACTTCTTTTGTAGTTTACCAGATAGGAACATTCAAATACTTCAACATAAGTTTCATTCATCTCTACAAAGAGACTTATATATTCTTGAGTATGCTAATCTTTTAGAACTATCAATAACTGATGTTCAGAAGACATCTGCTCTAAATCCATCAAAGATTTTTAGATTAAAGTTGTTAAGAGCTAACCTAATAGATCATTATAAATTTAAAATGCCACCATTACCTTTTAGTTTTGTTGATAAATAAGACAGATATTTAATTACAAATGGCAGCAAAAGGAACAGCAGCAAAGTCTTCTAGTGGTGCTTCTATGTCAAAATATGATGTTGAAGTGGAGAAAAGACTAAAAGCATTAGAAGCAGAAGCACACCCAAAGTGTCACCATGATACTGAAGAGGTTGATACTGATAGATTATCAGTGTTAGAATCAAAAGTGAATAAGATAATTTCACATCTTTCAAAAAAAGAAAACATTGATGATTTAACTTAAGGGTTTACATAACCTATTTTTTCTTATATAATATATACAAGAGTACTTACACAAATTTAAATGGCAGATATTAAGAAAGCATTAGTATGTGGCGCTGGTGGTTTTATTGGTAGTCACATGGTTAGAAGACTTCGTTCTGAGGGATATTGGGTCAGAGGAGTAGATCAAAAGTATCCAGAGTTTAGTCAAACTGAAGCTCATGATTTTGTTAAAGGAGACTTGAGAGAGGTTTCATTAGTCAAGGATATTCTCAGAGTAAGTGGAGAACCTTTTGATGAGATATATCAGTTTGCTGCTGACATGGGCGGTGCAGGTTTTGTGTTTACTGGTGAAAATGATGCTGCCATCATGCAGAACTCAGCAACAATTAACTTGAATATATTAGAACAACAAAGAATATTAAATGAAGAGTTGACTGTAAATAAAACTAAAATATTTTACTCTGGTTCAGCATGTATGTATCCAGAGCATAACCAACTTGATCCTAATAATCCTGACTGTCGTGAATCATCAGCATATCCAGCCAACCCAGACTCAGAATATGGATGGGAAAAACTCTTCTCCGAGCGTCTTTATTTTTCTTATCACCGTAATTATGCTATGCCTGTACGCGTCACTAGATACCATAACATCTATGGTCCTGAAGGGACTTGGCAAGGAGGCAGAGAGAAAGCACCAGCAGCAATCTGTAGAAAAGTAGCTTATCTTCCTGATGTAGGTGGTGGTATTGAAGTATGGGGAGATGGAGAACAGACAAGATCTTTCCTTTATATTGATGAGTGTATAGAAGCATCAAGAAGATTGATGGATTCTGATTTCATAGGACCTGTTAACATTGGTTCAGAAGAGATGGTAACTATTAATGAACTTGTTAATAAGGTTGCTAAAGTCTCAGGTAAAGCAGTTTCTAAGAGACATAAGTTAGATGCTCCTCTAGGTGTTAGGGGAAGAAATTCTAATAATGATTTAATTAGAGAAGCTATAGGATGGGATTATCAACTAACTCTTGAAGAAGGATTATCTAAAACTTATGCATGGGTAAATGAACAGGTTAAGAAAGAAAACTTTGTTCAAGTTGAAGTTGAAAAAATGCAAAAGCAAGCTCTAGGAGTGGAAGTAACAATTTGAAATGACAAAGATCAATAAGATCTACATGATCAATACTCCTTTGTTTCAAACCAAAGGAACTCATCATTTTATGACAACTAAATTTGTAGGTTCATTCCAGATGCATGGTTTGGAAGTAACTGAGTTGGTTGATTTTGATCATGTAGATGATGCTGATGATCAAGTTTTCCTTTTATGTGATAATTTTTATGATCAACTTAATGCATCAGGATATGATTGGGTAAGTGAATTTGATAGACTAGCTGAAAGATTCCCAAAAACAGTATGGTTGTTCTGGACATTTCATAATGTTCTTTACAGACATTATTGGAAACCACAAAAACCATTTCCATTTAAGAAGGTAGCATTTACTGGAGAATATTATAGAAGTCCTCAATATGGGGAAGGATATTTTCCAGAATATTATAGTACCTACATAGGACAAACTGAACATATTGATTTACCATTTGCTGCTGGTGTTCACCCAGAAGAACTGGATGAAGTATTAACAGAAAGAACAGACAAATATGATTGTGGATTCTGTGGTTGTCAATATAAGTCAGAGTGGACAAATAAATTAGCAGAAAAGTATAATTGTTTTGTTCACTATTGGCCACCTTTCTTAGAGGAAGAAGAGAGGTTGCAAAAAGCATTCTTAGATTCTAAAATATGTTTAGGATTTAATTCAGATGAAAACATCAAGAATGGTTTACCAACTGAAAGAACATTTGAAGGAATTGCTTATGGGTGTGTGGTTCTCACTGATTGTAAAATGGCAGAGGAAGCAACTGATGGGGTTGCTGTCTATGTTAAAGATTATGAGGACTTGCAAAGACAAGTTGACTTTTATTTAAACAATGAAAGTGCAAGAAAGAAAAAGCAAAAAGAAGGGTATGAATATGCGTTAAATAAGGGCACATATTATACTGTTGCTAAAAACTTTATTAACTCTATTGAAAAACTTTATCCAAACTAATCATGAATAGAATTACTGATTACTCTAAATTAAAAACTAACATAACAGACTGGATGGCAGACTATATGAAGTCTTCTGGTATGAATGTTTTTGTTGTTGGTGTCTCAGGTGGCATTGACTCAGCAGTTGTATCTACTCTTGCAGCAGAAACCAACTATAATGTATTTGCTTTAGGTATGCCAATACA